CAATCTAAGTAACTTCCTCCTCGTCTGTTGGGTAAGGGGCGTTCTGCCCCTTACCCGCAGATATTTATGTATATAAACATAAAATTTTAAAATTAATTATGTATAAATACATAATTATTCAATTCATTTGAATAAAAGGTAGATATGAATAACTTCGTTACTGGAAACATTCAATTTTTGTCAAGTTCTTGTCATGGATGCAGTGGGCGAGGTTGGGTTGAGACTTCTGATTATAAGGCGCATAAGTGTCCTGTCTGTGATGGACAAGGTATTTATTCAAAGCCTAATGAAGTAACTCCATTATATCCTCCAATGTATCCGTCAGTCCCAGTGCAGCCTACTTTTCCTTGGCAACCTCAGTATCCTTATGGAACTATTATTGTTTCCTCAAGTGGTACTAAGTTTGACCCTAATCTTTTTGGAGCATCTGATAGTAAGATTATGCTTAATGGGAATAGTAATCAAATGACCATTGCAAGTTCAAAACTATTGGAGAACATTTTACATGGGAGCAGATAGATATTCAAGTGATCCAAAATCTTGGAAAAAGATTAAGTGGCGTCATGATAATAAAGCAGAGTATACTGATCCACATGGTAAACCTGCACCAGAACCAGCAATTAACTATAAAAGTTTAAGATATAAAAACTTCCCTGATAAAGTGAAACTTGGTATCTACTTTGATGAGAATCGTCTTCCAAAAGAAGCGACTCCTCCACCAAAGAAAAAATATGATGCTAAAGGACGATACATTAAAGAGAAGCAGTTTGTAGAAGTTAAAAAAGAATCTAAGAGCGAGAAGAAGAAACCACGATACTCATTAGGACAACTGATGAGGGATAGTGATATCAATAACCCCAATAACCAAACGGATTTCAATGTCGGAAGAAAAAAGTAAATTAACATTAGTTAAAACTGAAGACGACAAGAATGCAGTCTTACGAAAAAAGCTTGCAACGATGGGAACAGGGGAATGGAGTTTTGCAGAAGATCTAATGCAAGAAATTATGGCAATAGATTTAATTATGTGTGGTAGTGATCCAACTAAACTAACGTCTATAAAGGAAATAGCTTTAAGCTTACGCGCTTCTATTTCTGAAGAATTAAAGGACGACGAAGAACTTAAAGAATTTGTTCTAAGTACGCTTCCAATTGCAGACGAAACATTTCGTAGATGGACTAAAAAAAGAGGATGGAATGAGGCTTTAGTTTCTAAAGTTCGTTCTCATCACAGTTTTAGCCCTCTTAAAAAATTAGCAGTGCTAGACGCATTGTATGATAAAGCAAAAGTAAAAGGAGACGTGAGGGCGATGGAGCTTTACTTTAAACTCTCTGGTGATTTGACTACTGAGAAAAAAGGAAGCAAAGAATACGAAGACTATAAAGAGTACAATCGTATTATCAATACCCCCCATAAGTAATTGTGTATGGTTGAATATGGAGAGCCATTAAAACTACACGAATTAAATATCGAAGGATTAGTAGAGCAGTTTTATAAACAAGGTAAGAGAACTGATACATCAAAGATTCAGCCTCTTCATCCTGCTCAGTTAGAAATTGTACATGATCCTGGTCGGTTTAAGGTCGTAGCATGTGGACGGAGATTCGGGAAATCTCTGTTGTGCGCTTTCATCGCATCGACAGTTGTGATGCAACCAGGCCGGAAAGTATGGATCGTTAGTGCGACATATAAACTAACGGACAAAGTTTTCAATTCCCTATATCATTTATTTGTAAACGAATTAAAATTAGCTATTCCTTCCAAAGGCGGAAGGGCGAACAGAGTAGAACGGCTTATTCAACTTCCTAATGGAAGTACAATAGAAGGTAAGTCTTGTGAACGAAGAGATCAGTTGGTCGGTGACGCAATTGATCTTTTAATTTTTGATGAGTATGCTCTTGTTCCAAATGGTAAAGATATTTTTGACCAGGAACTACGTCCTACCCTAATGGATAGGGAAGGTTCAGCTGTTTTTATTTCAACACCACGAGGAAGAAACCATTTTTATAGTGCGTACCTTCGTGGACAAGAAGGAATGCGTCTTAGAGAAGAAAGAGCCAATGGCGTTGTTCTTACTAAGGAGCAAGTAGAAGAAAGTAGCTGGTCAAGTTTTAGATTTGATTCATATGCTAACACCACAGTAAATGGTGGGTATTTGAAGAAGTCTGAAGTTGATTCAATGATGTTAACCATGCCTGGGATAATGTTTCGCCAGGAATGTTTGGCAGATTTTACAGCTATCGCAGATACAGCATTTCCAGAATTTGAATCAAAAGAGCAAGTAACCGATTGGGATTTTCAACCACAACTCCCAGTTGATGTGGGTATGGATTTCAACTATCAGACTCCTTGTACCACTTTATATTTGCAAATTGATCCTAATATGAATATTCTAGTATTTGATGAATATCATCCACTAGAAGCGCATAAGTCAGTGCATGAACAAGCACAGCAAATGCTTCATATGGATCATCAATTTAAAAAAGCAATCCGATTTGTTGCTGCTGATAAATCAGGAGAACAAAAAGCTCTTGATGGTAGAAGTGCCTGGTTAGATTTAGAAGACTATGATATCTTCGCTGTCGGCAAAAAACAAAAGATTGAAACAGGATGCGATCTAATCCGTTTATGGTGTAAGTATCCAAAAACTGATGAACTAGGAAATGTAATCTTTCAACCAGACGGCATAACTCCTGTAACATACCCTAAGTTATTTATACATAAGCGTTGTAAAAACTTAATATTTGCTTTGGAGACAGCTCGTGCTCCTGAAAATCAACAAGGTATGTTGAAGGAAGGGTATCAAAAGGACAACATTGTAGATGGTCCACTTGATGCTCTAAGATATATTTTAGTCTATTTACTACAAGATTCTGGCTATGTTAAAACTATGCCAGTAGTTTAAGAAAAGAAAAAGAAAAGGATAAACAATGGCAGATCCAATCATTGATAATCGAAGACAAGTAAGAGAGAGACTAGACCTTACAGCACTTCACAAAACTCCGCTATTAGATGCTACGACAACTGTAGCTTCTGTACGACTGGACATTGTGGCGCAAAAGCTATCTATTCAATTAGATAGCGGTTTGACTGCAACTGCTGAAGGTTCTATTGACGGTTCGCAATTTTTCTCACTAGGCGCATTTGCTGCTGGTAAGTTATCTTACGGCGCAGTTGCTGCTGATTTTTTAGTTAAGTGGGTAAAAGTTACGAGATCTGCTGGGTCTGGCAAAGCAACAATTATAGCTGTTTAAGGATAACCAATGCCTAATGCTCCACGTTTAATAAAGTATTGGGGCGGAAGATTCAGGCCCCAGTTAGAAAATTGGCCTGAAGCTATCAGGCAAGATGCCGAACTTCAGACAAAGGTTTTGCTTCTCGTGTACAAAAAATACGCGAACTATTCTTGGGGGCAGATGCTTCCAACACAGCGGATTGAAACTATGAATCAATATGCATTTGGTCTTCTTGAAGAATATTTTGAATAATCGAGGTTAATATAATGGCAAGTAATGAATCATGGAAATCTAACGCAAAGAAAGCAAGCGGCGGGCATACTCTGCAAAATAGAGGTATCAGTAAAAAGGGCAAAGCTTTAAAAGATAGCGATGAACTTTATGATAGTCCCTCTAAGAGTTATAAAGCAGAAAATATGCAAAAAGCCAATCCTCGCATGGGAGATAGAGGACCAGGCAGTTCTGCTGCTTATGCACTTCTAAGAGAAGAAGCTATGCGTCTAAGAGCACAAAGAAAGATTCCTGGCAACTTAGGATACCAGCAACCAGTTGATGTTTCGAGGTATGGTAAGTATAGTTGCTCGGAGAAAAAGGGGAAGAAATAATGTCAAGCAAAGAACAGAAAAAACCTCTCAGTTCAATGAAAAACCAATATCAAAAAATGTTGGATATCAATGCAATTAAATATAGAGAAGGTAGAAATTTAGTTCAGAGCTTGATAAAGTTGAAGTCAATATCGAAACAAAAATCATTAAGGAGTAACAAAAATGGGGCTTAATTTAAGAAAAGTACAAAGATTACACAAGCTCCGCGATGACGTTACGGATAACGTTCCTAATAGGGAACGAGTTGAGCAAAATGACAAAAAGCTCAATGCTTCTAATGGAGCGTATGATGTAATGCGTGGTATACGAAGCCGTCAAGGTAGAAACTTTGGTTTTGACTCTTTGGACAGAAAAATTGAGCTTGCATGGGAAGTCGAAGCAGTCGTTGATCGTTTCGATTTTGGTGGTGCTGATTTCGGTTTACGAATCACACTTCCTTCCAGTGCTCAAGGTGATGACCGAGGATTTAAAAACGGCGATGAAATCAGAATTATGCAAAAGAATTCAGTTCTAGCAGCATTACGCTTTAGAGCTGTTGAAGAAGCCAACTCTGGAGACGTTGCGGCAAATAAAGTCCGCCTCGTTAGCAACACTGTTTGGCGTCTAAAGGACATAAACCCCTTTACAACCGAAAGTAACGTTACCATTCGAGTGGAGTTAGATGCTGGTCCAAGGACCGCACTTTAACAAATTAATTAATTAATTAAGGAGCAACAAATGGCTGAAATGAAATCAAATGCCAAAAAGGTTTCTGAAGACGTTCCTTCTCTCAAGTCTCGCGGCATGAGAATGAAGAATGATAAAGCTGCTGGTTCCCGTGAAAGCGGAACGCCAAACGAAGCTTGGTCTATCAAGAAATCGTATAAAGGCAAGGATAAGTAAACTAATTTAAATTAGTAAACATAAGGCGGGAGGGTTTAAAACACCCTCCTGCTTTGTGTATTTGAGAGGAAGTATAACAGTGTCGTTTAATTTAGGCATTAAAAATTATCCAGGTGGGTATTTTGGTGGAATAGGCTTCGGTGCTATCGGGGTCTATCTCTATGAAAATATTTTTTACCGTAGATGGATAACAGAAATTGCGCTTGCATTTTATGAAGGTCGCCAAGATGAATTTGTCTGGCTCGACCTCCTAAAGCAATTCCGCAACCCTGAAAAACAACAGATACTGCCATTGAACTTAACAAGAGAGATTATTGACGAAACTTCTATTTTATATAGAGAATCACCTATTTATAAGGTTGTAGATGAGGACGGAAAGGCTCTACCCAAAGATCAAAAACTATGGGAAGAGATTCAAAAATCTTCTAGATATCTTCAACTTATGGATAAGATTGATAGATGGTGCAGACTTTTAGGTACTATTTTAGTTAAGGTTTCTTTTATAAATGAAAAAGGGGAGCTAGTTGAGGAAACAGACGAAGGTTCAGTAAGACTGGATGTTTTACATGGTGGGGTATATGATGTTAAGTATATTGATAGTCCTTACTATATTTCAGAACTTCTTATTGGATTTGGTCATGGTTTTTCAGGATTTACAGACGGAAGCACAGGAATCGGTAACCCACGTAATTCAGGCTTATCACAAGCTATGGGTCTTAAACCAGATTCCGCTGGTCGTCAGAAAGTAACAACTATCTATTGGTCTTTAGAAGATCATAGAGTTTCTGAGATTGGTGAAAAAGGAGAAGAGAAGATTAACTATGAGGGTGAGAATCCTTATGGTATAGTTCCTGCTGTTCCTTTCTTCAACCAAGAACCGGCACACTATTATTTCTTGCCTGTCAATGAACCTCTGCTTTACGCTAATCATGCGATAAACATGAGATTGACAGACCTAAATCATATCGCTAAGTTCCAGTCTTTTGGTATTCCTGTTATTACAGGAGTTGAACGTGGAACGTCTATCCGTAGAGGTAGACCTGTCGATGATTTTAATATGTTTAGAGCTGGTTCTGCAACACGCTCGCACGCGGGAGCATTCTCTAGACTTGGATCAGGGCTTCCTTATAGAAGTTTCGATTCTGCATTTAATTTTTTAGCCGATGGAAATGCTGACGCAAATTCAGTCGGGATGAGCATTGGTCCAGATACAGCCATTGCTGTTGGGGAAAAGGGAGACTTTAAGTTTGCCCATCCTCAAGCTGATATTCAAGGATTAGCTAAGACTATTCAGCAGCTACAGGACTGGATTCGTGTTAATCACGGTCTAATGCCTAAAGGTGCTTCTGATAAGCCTTCACAAGATTCTGGATTTAGTAAAATGATGACTAAGATTGGTGTTATTGAAGAGAATATCAGACGCCAAAAAGTCTTCATGGAAAGAGAAAAACAGTTATTCCAGGTTATTAAAAAGCTATGGAATGTACATTATGCTGAGAAAGGTGCTAGTCAGTTTAGTGAAGACGCTGTTATTCAGATCACTTATGTTGAACCAAATTTCCCTGTTGATCCGTTAACTAAGATTAACCTGCTTGAAGGTCAGATGAAGATTATTCAATCTGGCGATACGCGGGCAATTAAAGAAATGTTTCCTTATATGGATGATGCTCAAATTGAAGAACTACTTCAAAAGCATCATGATGATAGGGTTGCACAAGCGGAAAGAGAAGCAGAGTTATTTGATTCTGCAGCTAGTACAATGAAGAAACATGGGGTTATGCCAGATGGAAAAAGCTTAATCCCAACTGCTGGTGGTGCTGATAAAGCAGTATCTGGAAAAGACAATAAGTTTAAAGATTCCGAGGAAAAGTCCAAGCAAAAAGGTAAAAATATGGACACAAGACCTCAGAAAAAAGAGGAGAGAGCTGCAAAGCCTCAAGGTAAGAGTAAATAAGAGGATTAATGCTAAAGGGAGAGTAGCATGAAACAAACGGAAAGACAGACTACTGCACCAACTCATGCTTTAGTTATGGACACAATTAATGTTCCATTCAGTGTATTTGAAGGCTCTGAGCCTGATTGCAAGAAGGAACATAAAAAGTGGATGACTAAGATTAGAAGAAACAATTGGATAACAATTCCTGGGCCATACCCATCGGAATTAAACGTTGTCCATATTGTAGCTTTAAGAGTTGTTGCAATGCCGCCCCTAATGCAAAGGGCGAAGGAATTAGAACAAGATCCAAGAAATGCTACATTTATTGAGCGTGCAGGCCAAATGGCCGATACAGCCGCTAAGTCAATGTCAGATAATCAGGACTTGGGCTACAAATAACATAGGTAGAACCTATTAATATAAACATTATACCAGGGTGGAACCCAGAGGTAACAATGCAAAAAGGTACAAAATTAAACTCCCTTTTTGGTACTAAAGACAAAAAAGGAGAAGCTCAGGCTGCTGCAGGTGCTGCTGCCGATGCGGACAAGAAAGAGGATGAAACCAAAGTGGCTCCCGTAGAAGGAGAAGGTGCTTCTGATAAGGTAATTGACCCAGAAGTAGACCCAACCGACGAGGGAAAAGCCGTAAGTGGTGATAAAGAGGGAGAGGGAAAACCAGCCGATCCGTATGCCGATTGGACTAAAGAAGATATCATCAAAGAGATGAAGAGTGCTCGTGATGAAGCGGCAAAGAATCGTGTTGAGAAGAAAGCGTTAGAAGAGAATCTAACTAGTGAGTATGATCGACGGCTTAAAGAGATTGAAGCTAAGTTTGCTCCTATTGCTGATAAAGCAAAAGAGCTAGATAGTCTTAAAGACAAAGAAGCCGACAGGAAGCGTACTCTAGAAGAGAAACTCTCCCACAGAGAAACTGCAATCGAGGAACTTCAAGGTAAATTAACAGAAATTGAAGACAAATACCGAGAAGAGAAGGTTCAGTTACAGTCCGAAAAGGAAAAAGCACAAGCCGAGTTAACAGCTTATGAAACCTACTGGAAAGATCAACTTGATAAAGAACTTAAAGATATTCCAGAAAAGTTTAGTAAGACAGCAGAATTAATCGTCAAAGGCGCGGGTAAAACCCGTGAAGCCTTAGAAGAAATTAGAACTGCTAAAAAAGAAGGAATGTTTAGCACGAAATCAGTTAAAGTCTTCAATGCCACCCCAGGTGCCAAAGATGGTGCTCGGATAGATTCAGAAAAAGAAAAAGAAGCCAAAAAGAAGGGTCTTTCTTCAATGAAGAAGATCGGAGAAGGCTTAAAGCAGTGGCGAAATGCTAAACGATCATAACAAAACAACAATCAAAATGGAGATAACATAAAATGGCCGAACAAGTAATTACACTTGCAGAAGCTGCTAATATATCCAACGATTTGCTTGTTGAAGGTGTTATTGAAGACATTATTACAGTCGATGAGTGGTATCAATACCTCCCATTCGTAATGTTTGAAGGTCTTTCATACTCTTTCACAAGAGAAAAGCGTTTGGCTAAATCAGCTTTCGCGGCTCCTGGAACGAACCTCAATGATCCAAAATATCAAAGAGGCGCTACGTTCATGCCCGTCGCCGTTCATCTCTCAGCTATTATCGGTGAGATTATAATGGACGGTCAGATCGAGGATCAGTTATCCGACCATAATGACCAGCTTCAAGTACAGATTTCTTCCAAAGCGAAGGATATTGCTCGTACTTATATGAACGCTATCATTAACTTGCGTCGGGTTCCTGGTGGACCGCTCACCCAAACAACTCACGGACTTCTAGGTATCGAATCTAAGTTTTCTGGAATGAAAGAAATTCTAGACGGCGAAGCCGGTAACTTGGATGACGTGAATCACCCGTTCTACAACAACGGCGCTTCAACACAGACATCAGCTCTAGTTGAAGATGATCCTGCTTCACCCCGAAATGGGCGTCCAGGTCGTGTATACAGTCTTGAAGATCTCGATGCTCTCGTAGATCGAATCACAACTGGGAAACCAGACTTCTTGATGATGCACTCCAGAGACATCCGTACACTACGTACTTTGCTACGTAATACTGGTGGTGGAACAGATGCCAACCAAATCCAGCAAGCTGGACTAGGCAACATGAAACCCCGCTTAATGTATCAAGAAGTTCCTGTATTCAGAAATGACTTCGTGTCACGTTTTGAGCCAGTTAACTTGATCGACAGTGGAATCACTGGTGTCGTTGGCGCAACATCAATCACAACTGCAGAAGACTATTCTGTAGCAGTACCTGCTGCACTTCTAGCTGGCATCGCCGCTGGAAAAGCAGAAGTTCATATTCGAGACAACGATGGAATTCTTCGTCGGTGGCTCATTACCGCAGCTTCTATGGCGAACCCTTCGGTTCTAACCGTAGCTGTGGCCGGTTCCTTCATGGATACCGAGAATAATGAACCTGAGACGGTACTAGCACCAAACGATGCACTTCTATCTCTTCCTGGCGAAAGCTACAAGATTTATGAGCGCAACGATGGTTCAGAAGTCTATGCCGGACGTTGGGGACAGTACGTTGGTCTTTGCGGATTTACCTCTGCAAATGACGCAGGAGTCGTGTTCGAGTATGTGGGTCCTCGTGAAAGCGAGAACGCACATCAGTACCGCTTAAAGTGGTATTGCGGATTCGACCTCTACAACAGACTATCCTTGGCCCGCATGAAGGATGTTCTACCGTTAGGGGCTTAATCAATAAGCTAAATAAATAACAAGGGTTGGGGGGAGATTGATTCTCCCCCCTTCTCTTAACTTTGTACTGGAGGAACCATGTACTGGGATACAAGAAGTAGATCTTTCTATGGAAAGACAGAACGGCAATATATTGTAGTAAGGCATCCATTACGCTTTTCTGGCAATAACTATGTAAATGGTATTAAATTTTGTAATGGCTATGGAGTCGTAGAAAAAGATTCTAAAGCGCACAGAGATCTCAAAAGAAATACTGTATTTAAAAAAATGCAAGAATTTGAATTGTCATTTTTACAAAAAGCAGGATTTCGTACAAGAGATGTAGAAATGATCTTTGGGAAAGACATATTCTATAACTATCTAGATGCGATTGGTTTAGATAAAAATCTTAAACCAATTAACCCATTAGTCGCTGAAACACCAGTAGTACAAGAAACTGTTCCTATAGCAGAAACTATTGAAGAGGTTGCAGCAATAGCAGAAAGTGAGGAAATCGCTAACGAACAGCAAATTCCGCAACTAACTGCAGAGGAGATATCAGATGCCCATAGGGAATTGGGTCTCTGTCCGCATATTAAACCAGACGGTGAAGTATGTGAAAGTAAGTCGTCCAAAGGAAGTCCAAGTGGATATTGCTTTGGTCACATTAAATATGATGCACAATTGAAAGAGGAGGAATAACCAATGGCACTTATTAATTTTGATGCAGATCAATTATCCTTGCGAGTAGTTGCAGGGGCGTTGGAAAAGTATGAACCAACTGAGAGAGTTAAAGCTCTTTCAGCTAAAGTTGATGAACTTAGAAAAGTTGTCAAAGCCGAACAAGAGAAGCACGCTAATGAATATCGGGAATTCTTGAAAGCCAAGGTAACCCCTGTGGTTGAAGAATTTCGCGCAGAAGTAGAAGCACTAAATAAAGAAGCATATCCAGAGTTAGAAAAGCTAAGGGCTGGTCAGGTAGAAACGGCAACACCTAAAGCCTAAGAAATAAGGGGCGCTCATGGGCACGAAGAATAACTCGTCAGGCTCTCAATTTACACCGAGGGGCGTGAATCAAGGCATCTCTTTGGTGGCCCATGAAAGTGGTTTACCAATCGACAGCGTTGTCGATGCTGGTGGTATACGAAGGCTTGCAGTTGATTCTAATGTCACTATAGACAATGCCGTAGTAAATGTAGACTTAGAATCTGATACAGATAACGTTGCCATACGTAATACTGCTAATGATAATGAACTACTAATCGAATCTGATGGTAGTATCACTATCCGTCTAAAAGATGAAGCAGGAGTCGCCTTTTCAGCAGCTAATCCATTACCAGTTCAAATTATTTCTGGTACAGGCATAGATGTTGAAGTAGATGCAGCAGATGGCGATAACATTGCTATTCACGATAATGAAGGCCATGAATTAGAAATTAACCCTGATGGTTCGATAAATGTAGTTTTTACGGCTGGAGCAGGCGGAACCCCATTTTCCTTTTTTGATGAAGTAACTGGAGTCGCTGCTGCAACTTTAACTACAATAGCTACTTTTACAGTACCTGCGCTAACAACTTTAAAACTCTATAGAATTGAAGTAAGTGGATCTAACGTAGCAACTTACGAAATTTACGTAAATACGGTTATTCAAGGAAGACGTAGAACTTGGTTTAATGGCAATATGTCAGAAGAATTTGAATTTCCAGTAAGTGGACTTGTTTTAGCTGCAACAGATACTATAGATGTAAAAGTTATACATAGCCGCCCAACCACTGGAGATTTTGAAGCCAGATTACATGGGGAGACATTGTAATGGCTGGGCTAGAGATTAAGAGACTCAAACTTGAACTTACAAGAGTTCGCGCATCTAAAGCTGAAATGGAATTTCAAATCGAAGAACGCTTAGATGAGATTGATCGAGTAAGAAAAAATATACAAATTCAAGTACAGAGAGAACAAGAACTAGTCAAGTTAATTCAAGACGTAGAAGCAAAAGAGGGAAAATAAATGGCTGACCAAAATACAGCACTCCCAACTCGTACACAGGCCGATGGTACTGATGAGAGAATGCACGTTAAAATCGTTGATGGTACAAATCCTGCCGTCAATCAGATGACTGTCGATGCAGATAAGAATGCACACGTAGAAGCACATGGCAATGATCCTACTGGAACAGATAGGGTTTTACGAGTTAGTGAACAAGGCGCAGTAACACCAGATGGTGTTTATAACGCAGCAACTAACACTAAACCTGGAAATACTGGGCTTGTTGGACATTCTAGAGCCGCATCTCCTGGTGATTCTGACCAAGGAAATAGACTAACATCTGTTACTTCTGGTACAGTTCACGCATTGGATATGGCGCTACATGATGAAAGTGGTGTTCCATTTTCAGCAACTAACCCTTTACCTACAACATCAGTTGATAGCGAGGGCGCAGAAGTAAATGATTATAATACGGTTGCGGCAGTAGCTGCAGGTGCATCAAGTAACCATGATTATACTGTAACAGCTTTACTTACTCTTAAACTTTCACAAATTGAGTCATCTGCTTCAGGAAAGTTAAAGATAGAAGTTCAAATTGAAACTGGTGTAGCAACTGGAGTATTTACTTCTAAATGGGTACTTTTTAACTCAACAGCAAATCCTAATATTCAACTTCCTATAAAAGAACAGATATCAGTGGCTGCTGGCGTTAGAGTACGACTAATTAGAACAAACAAAGATAACCAACCACAAGACGTATATTCGACAATATCAGGTCACGAAATCGTATAATTAGGATGGGCCAATGGCTGATTTAACAGAAGGGCAATCTGCTCAGACTATAAAAGTAGTGGGTGCCACAGGTGCCGTCGAGAGTGCTAACTTTCTTATAGTTAATGCTGATGGTTCAATCAATACTACTGCTTCTGTTACTAGTAGCGGGGTAGAGCAA